TTCTTTGCAGCACCTATTCCATCTGCACCGAGACCGAGATCTTGTACCTTCATTAAAGTGCGACAGATTCCCTCCCACTTATCGGATCCGTCAAAGATCAGGGTCTTGAGATACCTCTCGGGCATCTTTCCATGTTTCTTGTAGTAATCTAGCTGAATGTGCATCTGCTCAATAGCCATACTTAGCAAATCCATCGTTTTCAGATAGGTTGCCTCGTAATCAGTAGGGACTCTGTTGCCAGATTCTCTCTTGAATACCCAGGGGTCAAATGTCATGATGTTCGTTTTGCCCCTGTGATGAGCGTGTTTGGAGGTCTTTCCGCCTCTATCAAAATCAAAGTGCCATATCTCAGCACCATTGGCTATCTCCTCCTCAGTCAATGAATCGAGTAGCATTCCGGTCTTTCCACAACCTGGAGGCCCTGCTATTCCACATAGAACGAAATTGTCCAAGCCCGCTATGAATTGATCTCCACCCGATCTTTCGTGATCCACTAATGACCAATAGGGATTGTCGCTTCTACCCGCTACAGGCTGAGGATTCACCATATCGTAAATCTCCTCACCCATTGCTGCCTTCATAGGATTATTCATACTCCCAATTTCATCTGCTTCTTCAACTAATGACTCCTTAACTTCTTCTTTCTGCCAGGGTAATGTACTCGGAAATGATGCCTCATCGGTCAATTGACTGGACTTCTCCTCTGGAGGATACATCTTGTTCTCAATCTCCTCCATTGACATCCCTTCGGTGTCAAAATCCGGTTCCTCAACTTCTTCATTCCAGACATTCTTCTTTGGAACAGGCTTCGCAGGTGTAGGTGAGGGTGTAGGGGATCCATCAGCTAGACCCGTGTTGGTGTCCACCTTCTGAAACCAATCGAAACCCGAACCATCTGCCATGCTCAGTCACTCCTAAATCCATCTAGCCCCCCCATGTCGTTTGCATCGTCTGTTGTCTTTTGAGCAATGGATGCACGGTTGGGGTATGGGGCAACCACATTGAGCGCATCGTAATCAAAGTTGATGTCGCCCTCCTGGTTCTGCCATGTTCTTGATCTGACTACAACGAACACCTGGGTTGGCTTTACGAAATCATGCCACTCTCCATCCTTCTTGACCTGGAAGGCGTGGTGCTTCTCAATTAGAGTCCTGGATACGGAGATCCAAATGGATGCATCTGGGTTCTCGTTGCGGAGGCTTTGACTGTATATCGCCAACTTGTGTTGTGCTCCTCCTTCTGCGGATAGCCCGAACTTGATGTTGTCTCGTCCATCGTAATCCATGTAGTCCACTACTCCTCTAATAGCAAAGGTTGGCCCTACATCTCGTCCGTTGTCAAGGACAGTCTTGTTGTCCTCGTGGTACTCATCAATAAGTGCTAAATTCGGTTGGAAATTTCCAAATTGGGCCAAGACCTGATCGATGGTCAATTGGCTGAATGCCCCCCTGTGCTCCTCCGAGAATTGCTCAAGCCCATATGTTGGATTGATACCTCCACCTGCCTTGAGAATAGAAACAGAATCATCATAGAAAGCCGTTCCTTCTTCTGCGGTGAATGTGATCGGCTCATTCATTCTTAGATCAAGGTCTGCTGCATCCCATGAGCATTCTAATGCCATAGGAGCTTGTGGCCCTTTGCTAAAGAAGTCAGATTCCCTGTTGCCCACGAATAGCCAATTCTTCTTGAGAGAGTAAGCCGTCTTTGGCCCTTTTGCGCCTCCCAGAATAGCAATGAAATACCTCTCGCCAGGAAC